CTGCTGACGCGGGGTCGAGATACTGCCCAACGTGCCTATAGAGAGACACATGTGTATTGTCAAAATTAGGTGTATCACCATTTTTGTTGATGTCTCTTAACAAGACGGCTTTTCTTTTGTCTTTTGCATCTTTAAGTGCGTCAGATCTTTTTCTATTTTGACGAAGTTCGGAGCTTAGTTTCAGCCGTTGTCCTATTAGGCTTGCATCTTCTGTATTTAACACAGTAAACTTTGCTGCAAGGTCGGCAGGCGGCGGTGAAATGCTTCTTAAAACATCGCGATCTGCTGCTATCTGCGCGCGTCTTAAGTCAATCTCTGCAAGTTTGCTAGAAATGTCAACACTTACTTCACTAACAGCTGCAGCGACGCTGTAGGAACTTACTTCAAATTTGTCGACTTTAATGCCGACGGCATCAAACAAATTTTTTCCATAATCACTGTCGACTGCGCCGTACACATTAATATCGCCTGTGTCTTTTACACCAGTTTGAGTAGCAGGTTGCAGATTTAACTGCTTTAGAATGTCAGGAATATCTTTTGAGAAAAATGCACCATCGGGTGATAGAATTGTTGATATTCCAAGTGTATTATTGGATTGATTGTTACTTGTCTTTGATGAAGATGCGCTGGCTGATGTGTCTTCGAGTAACTCATTGTTACTTCTCAGCATCAGGTACTCACGTAGATCTTTATAAGCAACCTGCAGCTCAGATGTTGGCGTGAAGTTTGTGTTGTTTAGAGAGGGGTTGACTGTATCACCCATATTAACGTCCGATGCTCAACGCTACGTCGAGGTTCTTAGGGATCTTAACAACGGTGCCGGGCGGACACTGCAGTGACCAACCAATTCCACTTGCTGCTGCGATGATCCACCAGTACCTACCGTTGCCGTAGTACTGACCTGCGAGGTGGTCAAGTCGCTGCCCCTGTGTCAGGACAATTGTATCAGCTTCAAGCTCACCTGACAGCACGGCGTTGAAGATCGTCGTCCCGCCCAGCCAGTTGGCGATCCCTTGCCCGTTGTTGATGCGGCTCACGAATGTGTATCTGCTTCTTGCCATTACTTCTTCACCACGCTAGAGGCACCCTGCCTTGAGAAGTTCGCCCGAGAGATCGTGCCACCATCGTCATACGGGTCACCTGCGATTGTGTTCATGATAGAGCCAACGTTATGGGTCGGAGCACGCATGTAACCGCTCTCATCAAGGCCGGGTGGGAGGTCGTGGATGCACTCGAAGGAGATCGTCACTTTCGTGCCCATCGGGGCGCGGGCACCCCAGTCAGTTTCCCAGTTGAAGTCGATCCAGTTGAAGGAAAGTTGCTTGATGACGCCTGCGAGGCCGCGCCCCTTGTTGTGCTCAAATGATCTGACTATTGTGTTGTTCTCAGGAGACATGAAACCCTTGACGCCTGTGTCAGTTGCATTATCAATGAGGCTTGAGACGTTTAAATTGCCAACTGCAGCTACTGTGTCTGCACCTGTTAGAAGTGCATCTAACAAAGTTTCAGCTGGATTAATGACTAAAGCGGCAGGTGAGAAGACACTGCCAAGATCTGGCTGCAGGTCATCATGAGTGACTAAAATTCTCTCGCCTGTTGCATTGTCACTCTCACCATCTCGCTTGATGGGAATAAACTGGGAAGGATCGACTACAGACACAATGTATCTTGTCTCTCTTATCGGTGTGTCTTCATCAGCAATAGCATTTATTGTGCCCCATGGCGGATCGCGGAACGTTGATCTATTAGTAGTAGGTTCTTCACGTCTTAAAACGAAAACTTTTAGCGCTCTTCTCGCAGTGAATTTACCGATGATATTTCCAGTAGCGTCAACTGTGTCATATGCACGCTCTCTGGGCTTTAGATACGCGATCGTTAGATTGGGAGCAAATCCTCTATTTTGTGTTCCTTGAATATCAGATAGACCTACAATGCCCTCTAGATCCGTGGTCGACGTATTGTCAGGATTTTGTGTAAATGCAGTCATTAATCCGTAGCCTAGTGGATTAACAAAGCCATTGACTAAAAAGTTTGATGCAGCGTTTGTTGCTAATGTGTTAAGTGTATTGCCTGTATTAGTATCACCGAGACCAAACGCAGTGGCAGCGCTTTTGACAGGTGAGCCAAATAAAAGATAAAATTTTTGCATAGATACACTTGAAGCATAATCACCAAATCCAAACAAAGATTTGGCTGCTGACCCTACACCGCCTGCAAGACCTCCCACTGTATTGCTTTGCACATCTGCACCAGCTTTATAAGCCTGGCTAATACCGCCTGATCTAGTGTTTGAACTTGACTTATTAAATCCGCCCACATCTGTGCCTTCACTACCGATACCGAAGAAGCGAGCAAGATTAAAGCGTGAGTAGTTGCTCTTGACAACGTCGCCGATGCGCAACCGTGTGATCGGAGTTGCACCGATGACCTGACTGAAGGGTTGCTCAAACTTAATTCCGCTCGCTAAGTTTTCTACGCTCTGTCCCTTCGTGTACTTGGGATAGGTCGAAGCAATTAGACGATTGACCTTATACCACATCTCATCAAAGTCATCACGGGATGTCGCTGCGATCGTGAACGATAGCGATAGTGTGCGGGTGGTAGATGAGTACATCTGGATCGGGTCGGCGCGCCCGTACGTCTTATAGGAGGAGTAGTTAGCTGCAAATGCATCAGATAGCTGCTCCAGGAACGCGTGGAATGAGATGATCTCGTTGGTACGGAGGTCATGGAAGTAGAAAGGGACATACTCGGCGTCGAGCTTGTCCTCGATGATCTTGACGATGTCACCTGGAATACGTGCCTTGGAGCCCTTCAGAGTGGGATCCGTGTACGTCTTGTCGATCAACGAGGAGGCGAGCATGCCTCGTGCTGGGTTCTCACCTGTTAGCAGGTTACCCATCTGAAGTGACGCTCGCACGACGTCGTCTGACAGCATGTAGAGGCCGGGCAGGCTACTGCCACGCCAGCTGAGCGCGAGTGGCGACCTGCCCGAGCCCTCTCTGCTCTTCGAGATGCGTGTGCCCGGTGTCACAGGTAGATCGTCAACTTGCTCAATCCCAGCAGCCGTCCTTATGTCGGAGCCGATCGTCTCTGGATCAAACGTCTTGCCTGTCACCTGGAGGATGATGTCACCGACTGTGGCGAACGCGTTCATCATCTTGACGGCCTTACTCCTGCTCAAATCGACGTAGTACTGCGGAGAGAGCGCATCAGCGATGTCACCTGACACACGCATCTGTCTGATAGTGTCAACAGCTGACTTTGCGACTGCCTCCCAGAACCCAGGTGATACTGGCATCGCACCGTAGTAGTCACCGATCTGGCGGGGTGACCCACTCTTGCTCAGATCCTTACCTAGCATGACCCCCATGCCAGCGACGACGGCATCCTTGTACGCGTTGCGAGTTGGAACATAAGTGACACCCAAAATCATCCTGTGCATCGCGTTGACGCGTCCATAGATAGATCCGCCCATGAAGTAGGGCCCTAAACTCTTCAACTCACTTGTTAACCCCAAAGCACTGTCTGGATCCTGCACAAGATCAGCGTTGACTAGCTCTGCCAAGCGGTTGATCGCGAGGAGTGCCTTTGCTTGTGCCAGCTTTGCATTACCTTGACGGGACGTGTCAGAGAAGGGTGTCTCAGACGTATAAGACGTCGTTGTCTGCTCAGAGTAGGGTGCATCTTCATCGGGTGGCTTGACCACGCCGCGGTCGGCGCGCATGGAGGCACCCGACGCTTGCTTGGGATAGCCTGGCGCGTTGGATGCCACCGTGTCGTCCTGTGTGATCGTGTCGTTGCCTCGTTTTGTGGCAAGCTGATTGGCAACGGTGCTGATGCGTGCGTCGGGATTGATGCCCTGTGTGAAGAACTGCTCGATATCTTGGGGCTCATTCTCACCTGCAGGCATGTTGTAACCCGCTGCAGACGCGATCAGCCAAGCGCCTACATTCCGCAACCTGTCGTATGTGTAAGCTTGGGATGTGGCACCGTCATCCTTGTCGTAGTCACCAAACGCTCGCTGTGCCGATTGCAGCGGTTGCTGGTCGATCTCGTTGATCGTTATCCGATTTGGTATCGCGACTGTCGACAGTGAGCCGGGCTCAATCGGAGGTGCAGCCCTGTTATTGTTGTCAAGCGTCTGCAGGACGCCTGTCTGCATCTTTCCACTCTGCGTGGCAGTGTTGACTGGCGTGTCAATCTCTGGATTACCTGTCAAATCCAGAGGTCGACCCAAAACTGACGCAAGTAATCCGTCGCCGCTCAGATCAGGATTGCCGCCCGTCTTGTCGAGGTAAGATGCGATGGGATAGTCAGTGGCATCTTGTATGCCGCTGTTGGACAGCTGCATCGCCTGTCCCAGCGTCGTGCCTGGCCTGACAAAGACGCGAGCAGCACCTTGCTGACTAGGATCTTGGAGCTGATCACCGCGGTTAGATGAGGGTGCTTCCTCACCTTGTGGTGTGATCTCGTAGAGGTTACCACTCTGCTGCGTTAGGAAGGCGACATATGCTGCCGCCAAGCCGTCGAGCCCGAGCAGCGGCTCTGCAGTGTTCGGATCAACGCCGAGGTCGTCGCCCTCATTGAAGGCACCGCCTGGAGGTGAGCTGGATGCATCAGGTGTCAGTGTGATAGATGACGCACTCGACCCACGGGCGGCGAGAAAATCTCTAAGCGTTGCTCTTGTTTGCCTGCTTTCTGCCACGGTCGACGATCTCCTCGATGATGCTGGTTAACGATGTCTCAATCTTACTTATCTCTGTCTCTGAGATCACGGGAGGTGAGGAGGCTGCGAGGCGATCGAGCTCCTTCTCAAAATGCTGCAGTGCTGCCTGCTCTTCAACTGTCAGATCAAGGAGATCTCTGACGTGCATCAGCCTATCCCGCCGAAGACGTTAGGTTTGTTCATCATGATATCACGAAGGACGAGGTCAGTCAACTGGCCCACATCAAGCTCGATGCGAAGTGATGTGCCGACACCCTGCAAAGATGCACGAACAACATCGGAGAGTGCAGGAATAGCAGGTCTCGATGCAGTTGACTTCGGAGCAGCAGCGGGTTCCTCTGTAACAGGCGGTGCTGCTATTAATGTGTCGCGGTCGTCGAGCTTCTTTGCTGCCAGTGTACCGTAGTTATACAAAACCATGCGTTCACCAGGATCAAGTGTGCCTCTCATGACAACATCTTCTGCATTTCCGGGACTGACTGTGGTCGTAGACGTGGCTGGCACGCGCAGTGGTCGGGGTGCGCCTTGGCCCTTCGCGGCATCTATAAAGCCTGGGAAGTTCTTTTCAAAGTCTGCAGCTAATTGACCCGATGCTGCATATGCAGCTTGTGCTGCTGCTGTAACCTCTGCAATTGCATCTTTTGTCAACTTTGCGTTATCAAGAACACCCTTGAGTACACCTGACATTGCTGCAACTTGACTTTCAATCTGCGTTCTAAGCATTGGTATTGTGCCTTGCGCAATTTTCGCTGCAGTGTCGTTGATGCTGTCAGCCACTTCGGCAGTTCGTTGTATGTATAGATTGGTTGTGTTCTCGTACCGGTTCGCCGCGCGCATGGCCTGTTCAGCCATGTTACCTGCCGACTCGATCATATCGCCCGTGATCTTGACGCGTCCTTTGACGATCTCATCGAGTGCTGCTTGCTTCTCTGCTTCTGTTTGACCCGCCTTATCGTAAAGAGCAGTTGCATCTTCCTGCTGCCGTGTGAGGTCGTCAAGGTTGCGTGCCGACCCGTCCATGATCCCGCGCAAGCCTTCCATGGTGATACCCAGCTGTTGGGTGATCATTGAACGGTATGTCTGCGGAAGATCCTCGAACGTCTTGCCCGCTGACACGAAGCCATCACGCAAGCGTTGGATAAATTGAGCAGGATCCTCAAACTTGAGTGTCATCAGCTCAAGTGCATCAAAGTTCGTTCCCAGCGCTGCATTTAGCTGTCCAACTGCACCCGCTGCTGACTCGAACGTGTTGAACTTACCCATCACACTTTGTAGATCGTTGATGGTTAGATGCACATCGTGTGCAGCAGCTGAAATCTTTGCAAAATCCTCAGCAGTTCTAAAACCAAATGTGTCAAAGTTATTTGACATTTTGATGACGTCGCTGATGATGAGTTGACTGCTATAACCGAATGCTTTCTCACCGTAAGTCGCTGCTTTGACGACTGTATTGAAGTAATCTGTGCTCGCTTCGCCCGTGTTGATGTAGTTCAATCGTACGAGCTCAGTTGCCTGTGCCGACGAGATGCCGAACGCCTTGATGGCTGTGCTCATGCGCAGCGTGTCATTGATGACCGCCTCGGCACTCTCCTCATCGTGGATACGCTTCGAAAACGCTGTTGTTAGTGTCTCATCAGACAGGATGTCTGTGAGAGGTTGCATTGCGGCGGCAGCGCTACCGAACACATCTTCAACTGGTATGCCCTGGATCCGAAAGAAGCCATCGGGCAGTATTTGGCCCTGCGCGTCTTTTCTAAAACCAGATGCGAGCCCAAAGAACTTCCTAGCTGCAAACTGCCCTTTCTGGAAAGCATCAGAACCAGCACCGACTGCTCCGATGACTTCCATCTGTGCGGCTGTTAAATCGGCTCCATTTATTTTAGCCAAGCTACCCAAGTTTCTGTAATACACCTGCATGCGATCAAGGTTATTACGTTGATAGGTCGACATCTCTTCATCGAATGAATTAACTTTTTCAGCATTCAAAGCGTAAAAGCGCGACGAGCCACCGATTGCTTCAGATATAGAAGTCACGAAGTCGTATCGATCTTGAGAGATACCTTGTAGTTGTTCTCTAAATTGTACCAGTTGATCTATCACAGCCCCTGTGGCTGCACCAAACATTCCTGTCGCGTCAGACACACCCCCGATAGAACTTCTTGTGGAAGCCGATGAGGTGCCAACATCGTTGATCGCTCTACTAAAATCAGACGTGCGCGAGGTTACTATGCCTGTTGACTTCCTAAGAACTTCAATCTGGCTCTGGAGTTTTCCTATTTCAGTTCTTGCTCTTTCAGCGTCTTGAGAATTATTTGCAGCCTGAGCAGCTCTAAGCTTCTCATTCTGCACCATGATCTCGCCTTCTTTGGCCATGACGCGAGCGATCGCTTCCTCGATCTCAAGACGTTTTTGTGCACTTTCAACTGCAGGATCTGCCATGCTTTACACTCTTATGTTTATGTATTCGACTACGTCGCTTTCACGAGCGGCGTATCGACATCTTCCATGGCAGATGCACGCTTGGGTGTGTTGTACTTGATCAGGCGCTCAATGAACCAGCGTCGATAACGAACTGGCAGGTGATAGACGGTGTCGTACGACATGTGCATGTGCATCCCGAGGATGAATGCCTCCTCGAGCATCACTTCGCGGTGCTCAGGATTTAGGCCAAAAAAAGGATGGGCCGATTGGCAGGCCCACCTCGCTCTCTGCGCTGCAGCTTGGGCATGTCATCTGCACATTCATGTCGATGCCGGGCTCATTCTTCTCGATGTAGTTCCTGAGTGCTCGGCTGTCAGCTGCAGGCATGTTCGTGACGAATGTGCTAATCTTATTCTTGTCTGTGATGCCTTCGATTGAGATGATCTGGTGGGAAAGCTTTGTTGTGACAGGATTTTCTGCAGCGTCGCCGAGGAGCTTGCGGCGTCGCTCTGTTAGAACGCTAAGCTCTTCCTCATCACGCCCAGTCAAGAACTTGAAGATGACACGCTTCTTTGTCACAGGTAAGACAAACTCAAACTCATTGATGCCTGGCATCTTAGGCTCGATCTCAAGTGGATGAAGCGTCAAAGCTGACAGATCAAACTGATTTTTCACTCGACTGACGCAAGCTGGGCATATGACCTCGGCATCATAGCTCGATCCGTACCCAGTAATTCGTATGGCAACGAGGATCGACTGCCGATCTCCTGACAGGAGATGAGATGCATCGACTCCTTGCTCAGAAATACATGAGCGAAGCAATTCTGATACTGTTGTTCCCGCCTTAGAGAAGGCACGAGAAAGAAGAATGTCTTCTTCCTTGGCAGTCATTGCCTTGATGCTGATACTTTCTTTGTTGTGCAATGGGCTATTCTTGTCGTAGACAAGGCCACGTGAAGGAAGCGGCGCAATCTCATAGGGAACTTCCCAGCCAAATTCCTTCATTGGATCTTGACGCATGACACCTTCAACAGGAGAAGTTGTCTTCTGTGTCGCCTGACTTGCTGTAAAAATATCGTTCTTGCGTGCCAAAATAAAAGCTCCCAACTAAAATATAGATGGGAGCTTCAACTGTTAAATGAGAAAGATCAAAACTGAAGTACGCAGTTGTCAAACTTCAGAGTGAGTGCAATCTTCATAATTTCATCTGACCCGTAGTCAACGCCGTTATACGTTGCTGACTTGATGAACGCTCCCTTGATATCCCAAAGCTCAACAACAGTTCCGACAGGATCGAGCATCTTGAGCTGGCAGTCACGCTTGTAGAAGTCAGCGTAACCAGCACGGCCGCTCACCATCTCCTGGTGCGTGCGGATCCATTCCATGACCTGCTGAGCACCTGAAGGTGCGATTGGGTCGTGGAGTTCAATTGACAGATCACCGAATGTGAACTTACCTGCGAGGTAGCGTGTGCTGTTAATCCAGGGAATTGTCTTTTCAGCATTTGAAATAGTTGGACGCGCTGCTTTTGAGATAAGATATGAGTCGATACCCTCGAGTGCGAAAACCCAACGGTGGGAACGTTTCGGCTCAAACTTATTGGGAAGCATGTCGGTGACTGAGAGTGTCTCTGCCATATTAAATTCTCCTGTCTTTAACTATCTATCAAGTGAGTGTAACGCCTGCATTGGTAAGTTCAAAGCTAAGTGCGATGAACTCGATGCTGCGGGTAGGTTGGATGAAGATCTTACCACGGATCGTGTTGTTGTTGATGTCGGCCTGAGTCGTGGTTGTCGAGTCGATCACAACCTTGTAGCGGTCGAGGCCACCCTTCGCGCGGATCGATGCGAGGATGGGATTGACGAGGCTGTTGAAGCGCTCCAGCGTTGCTGCTGTGTTGGGCTCGAAGATGATCTGATTGGACACAGCGCGAACTTGACGGCGGAGAGTGATCAGAAGACGACGGACGTTGACTCGATCGAGAGCAGATGCCTTTGCAAGCAGCGTCCGTTGTCCGTAGATCACCAGCTTGCGATCGGAGTTGGCCGTGATGTCGAGGATGGGGTTGATGTGTGCGTCGTAGATCGAGTCAGCGAGCGTGCCCTGCTTGATCTGGGTCGCTGCTGAACCGACTGTCGTGATGACACCGCGATTTGCTCCAGCGGGCGCGAACCAGGGATATGATACGCGGTCGTTGTAAGCAAATGCACCCAAGACGCCGACGCTGGGTGGAACGCGCGTGGTCGATCCCTGGAAAGGAATGTTGATGTCAGGGAAGTATGCTGCTGCAAACGATGTGTTGAGCCCACGATTGCTGAAGGCGTTGATCGTATTTGTGATGCTCACTGTGGCGCCGTCATAAGAGCCTGTCAGGACGACGTTGTAGCTGTCACGCTCCTCGATGTCCATCAAGTAGAGTGTGTCAAAGCGGTTCTCGACTGCGCTGATCGCGTAGTCTGTGATGACGCTGTTTCTGATGCCTGGAATTGTCAGGAGTGTGATGTCAGCGTCATCCTTGCTGCCCATGATGTCGACTGCCTTGCGGTAGGCTGCCACAGTGGGCCCTGCGGTTCCACCCTGACCTGCTGTGTCGTCGATCTCTCTCTTGACGGCGTCGTTTGTGAGTGCTGCCTTGTCAGCATTGAAGATGTTGGTGCCGTCGAAGCCGCCCTGGGCGATGAACAGGAACGATGCAAACTGCCTGTTTCCCGTCTCGCGGAGGTCGTCTACCTGGAAAGCACGTGTCTTTGCTACGTCGTCAGGAGAGATGTTGCCGTTTCTGACGTATGTTGCATTCGCCCACTGTGAGCTATCAGCGCGATTGTTGATTGCTGACGATCCTGTCACAACTTTTATCCTCTCAAGCGAGAAGAAGTTGCTGTTGAAGACGTCGACATCGAGGACGTTACCATTTGTTGTTGCTGCGCCGGGATTGTTGTCAACGAAGACGTTCATGTTTGCAGGAGCAAATGATGGGAAGAACTTCGTGTGACTGTCAATGTAGGACAGCTTAGCTGTTGTTGAGTTAAAGTCAGAGACGCTTGGCACGTCTGTGAACTGGATGCCCCATGCCAGAGATGTATCCACCACGCCACCGTTTGAGATGTTTCTACGGTATGGGATGGGTGGCTCAATGACGCGCTTGAGGACGTCTGTCTGACCTGATGCAAAGCGGGCGGTATCAGAGAGATTTGTGAGCAGTGCGCTACCTGATGTGACTAAGTGTCCGTAGCCTCTGTGACCAATGGGGAGCGCTGCGACTGGAACTTCACCTGCGAGGAACTGGTCAGACATCTCAACACGAATGTAGGGATTGATGACTGGATAGTCACCATCAGTGACGATCTTCTGGGATGTGATGCCCTTGTCGAAGTCGAAGTACGTGTTCTGGTCACCGATGCGAAGTGCAATGTAGTTGGGTGAGTCGGGATCAAGCGTCAATCCAGAGAAGTCGACGCCTGCGACCGGTGTGAGGTTGAACACCTGACCTACAGGATAGCTGTAGAGCACGAGATCAAACGTTCCGTACGTGTCGTTGTCTACACCTGGAACGATGTTCTGGATGTTGAACACAAAGCGCGTGTTATTGTAAGCACCGTCGCCAAGTGTGTGTATCCTGAAGAGATCGTACTTTGTTCCACCAAAATCTTGTGAGACAACGAAGGGTGTCTTGGGGTGTGTAAACCGCTCGCTAAAGTTCTCGTAGTTGGGTGTTGTTGCAGAGCTTGTGTCTCTTGTGAGGCTGCCTGTCGTAATGAATGCCGCATCCTCAAGTCCTGTAAAGATACGTGCAGATGCTGCGTCAAGGATACCTGATCCTGTCACAACTGCAAGTGACGCAGGAACATCATAGTAAGTGTAGAGGTAGTGTCCCTTCTCCTCGATCTTTGTAGGATCGCGGTTGATGCTGGCATTGGAGGCAAAGTGATTAGAATTTGCAGGATCAAACGACGCTGTGATAGTATTGACTGTGCCCGTGTAGCCATTTAGAAGCATTACGAACGTTGAGTCGCCGATGCTGACTGATCCCGTCAGAGCACCATTTGGGCCGCCCGCCGTTGCAGCAGTTGAAGCGGGTGCATTAGAAGTATTAAAATTACCTGATAATGTGAGTGTTACACCTGATGGTGCGAGAACGACGGCACGAAGTATAGGATGTGCTTTAGGGCTTGTCTGGATACCCGCATCAGAGAAGACTGTGCTGCCCGCACTCTCTGACATGTAGCAACCAAGGAAGTACGTCCGGCCTGGGACGCCACCATCGACAGCAGAGATATTTCTGCTAACTGCGCCGTTGCTTTGAACCTGCTTACTACCTACAACAAAACCTGCATTCGTCACTTGACCTGTTGATGTGCTTCTCTTGAGGCCATCGCCGGCGCCCAGAGTGCGCAGGAACGTGACTGAGGCGGGAGAGGCGGCATTGGCAAAGTACTGCTGCCCTGCGAGAGCACCAAAATTTGTGCTTGTTGCGTCGCCAAAGACACGGTTGAAGTCAGAT